GCCTGTTTACATCTTTCGATTACAACTTCTTGATATGATTCCCATACATAATGGATAGAATCTTCCATAGGGATATCAACACTATTCTGTCTATTCTTTTCATCTTGTAATCTAGCATCTCTGGTAACGAATTGCAAATCTTGTGTAGGATCTGCATACCTCTGACTAAACTCTTGGAAGGAAAAAGAACGATGTCGCAGTATTTGACGTCCAATATCTCTGGTCGTTTCTATTTCTAGGCAAGCACTGACCATTTCTAATGGTGACCAATGCTTATGTTTGATTAGATATTTTACTAGCTTCTCAGCCGTCTTTTCATTGTTTTGGTTTGAAGGGTTAGAAACCCTTGCACAATATGCGACCAACTGGAGGAGGTCGTCGCTAAGTTCGCTCTCCTCCGCTGGTCGACTATATGATATAAGTTTCACGTTGAACATATATTAGTCACTTTTTACCAATGTGTACACACCCCACGCAAGGCCTACCCACGCGAGTAACTTGGCAAGTCCGCCAAACAAGATTACTGAACCACATGCCACGATAAGGCCTAGTCCATCAATTGATGTTCTTTCCTTTAATCTGTCCATTGCCCAGTCTTTTGCGTTTAGTAACATATCCATATATTTTCTCCTATATATTGAAATCTGCAAACGTGTCTTTATTTTCTCTATCTCCCCACGTTGCAATTGGTTTATCGGGGATAGAACTGCCATCACCAATTAAATCGGTTTGAGCAGATTCTTCGACATCATATAGTTTCATGCGGGAACGATCCACACCAACCACAAATCTCTTATATTTGGTCGGATCGTTATAACGATTTTTCAATTGCTTTACTAACAATTGGCCCATTTCTTCTAGTTCCTCTGTTGATATTAGAGCAAACATAAGATCTGCCGTTGCCGGTAAACCAAATGATTCCGAAGTGTCCTCTAGTCCGACATCAGTATTACTGAATCCAGACCTGGTGGTCTGTGTTGCCGATACTATTGGCACGTTAAACTCTACAGCAAGTCCACGCATTTCTTCTGCAATGGCCTTGATATAGGTATAACTATTTATACTACCGCCCATACCTTTCATACGGGAAGATGCACAAATATTTAGATAGTCGATATAAATCATATCTGGTCTAAAATTCTTTTTAAGTTTAAGCTCGTTAAGTAGAGCTCTGAAATGGCCGGTGTGTGCAGACCCTGTAGGATATTCTTTAATAATTAGTTTACCTATCGAGGCCTGTGCAATCTTTTGTATTTTGGTATCGAATACGTTCTTAGGAAGAGATTCAAGTTGATGTATCGGTAAGTCCATTAAGTTGGCATCAATACGTTCTGCGATTCTTTCTTCTGCCATTTCCATTGTTATGTATAAGACATTCTTACCTTGTTCTAGCACTGATGCTGCACAATGACACATGAATAATGATTTACCTACACCCGTACCTGCAAGTGCAATGTTTAGTGTCTTATTAGGTAAACCACCCTTTGTAATCTTGTTAAAGTAATCCAAGTCGAATGGGATTCTGTTCTCTACTCGATTATAAAAGTCATATCTGTCATCAGAGTTGTCTATATAATCATGGCCGATGGCCTGATCAAATGAAACACCTAGGGCATCTGATAGTATTTCTGGGATTGCACCCTCGGACTTATCTTTATTCTTGCCATCAATGATTTGGATAGAGTCCATAATGGCATTATATACTGCCCTATCTTTACACCACTTCTCGGATTCTTTAATTAAGTAATCCGTATCAATATCGGATTTTTCTTTGATTTCACTAATTAACTTAGCAGCATTATTTAGAATATCATCAGGTGCTTGAATTTTTCTTAGTTCAAGGTCGAGAATCTTACCAGTAGGAAGTTTATTGTGTTTTGCAACAAATTTTACAATAAGATCAAATACTGTCTTATGTGTTCCCTCAAAATACTCTTTTTGTAGGTATGGGATTACCCTTCTACAATACTCCTCATTATTGAGAAGATGATTCAGTATGTGTGTCGGTAGTTGATTCGTAATATCCATTCTTCTCCTTTTCTTTTACACTGGTACTAATTATACTTGTTAACACATCGCCTAAATAGTTTTTAAATTCTTCTGAATTATCCAACTCGTCTATATTAAAATTTCCAGCGTCTTGGACATTAAATGAAAATGATAGTGTTGCTAGATCAATTTCTTCTGACTCTTTAATTGATACTGTTCCGTATACTACAACAACTCCTGCATATGGGGAACCGTTTCTAAATTTGATTCCCCAAAAATCTGCTGAGTCATTTTCTACATAAGTGTAGTCCGATTCATCAATATAATTGCTCATTATTCTTCTTCAATCTCTATTTCAACATCAAGCATTGGTTTATGGCCAATCTGATAGTGGGATTTAACAAACTTTTTAAAGTCTGTTTCTTTAAGAATAGGATTCCAGAACTCTTTGGTTTGTGTATTCTTCTCACGCACCTTAGGTTCTATAATTTCTCCTGTTGCATGGTCGACTCGTGCGTACCAACCCATAGAAGGTTTTACTACATAACCACCCGCCATGGCAACATCAAGTAGTCCACCAAACTCGGAGATACCACCTTCCCATGTAACACTTACTGGGATTTTGGATTTCTCTTTAACGAATCTTGACTTCTCTACATTAATAACGAAATTATATCCTTTAATCTCTGTTCCTTGTTTCTGTTGTTGACGTCCGATAATCCAGATATTATCTGCTGAATAGTAGATACCAGTACCACCCGATACTACAGCCTTAGGGAACAATCCAATTTCTTGATAGGTATGATTAACAGCAAGTAAAGGGATATTCTTCATAGTGAGATAAGGAGTCACCATTCGGAATAGTCCCTTTAATGCCTTGGCCCTTGACATATCTGCCACGGACTTTTCGTTAAGAGCATCTTCTAGCTCTTTCTTACTTGCAAGGTTACCAATAGAATCAATAACAATGATAACTTTATCACCTCGATCAATTTCATCCAATTGATTAACCAAATCAAACTTTAGTTGTTCTACATCCGTAATAGGAGTATGTAGTACCCTTGATGTGTCAATGCCAAATGATTCAAAATATGATTGGGGTGACCCAAATTCTGAATCATAAAATAACATTACAGCATCTTCATGTTCTTTCATATATGCACCAGCCATTAAAAGAGCAAAAGATGTTTTAAAGTGTTTACTCGGACCAGCCAATACTGTAAGACCAGAAGTAAGACCTCCATCCATATCACCCGATAGAGCAACATTTATCATAGGTACATCAGTTGCCACCATATCTTTTTCGGTAAAGAATATAGATTTTTCCAAAACCTCGGTGGTCTTAATCTTTGAATTCTTTTTAAGTTTATCCATCACTGACATTATTTTATCCTCCTAGACCTATCTGGTCCTAATTGAAGTGAACGCTCTTTCTTACGCCACCTTGCGATTGCTTCTGCCTTCTTGCGCTTTCTCTTTGCAGTTGGCTTTTCATAAAACTCTCTTTTACGAACCTCTTGGATCACTCCAGCTCTTTCTACAGCCTTACGGAATTTCCTCAGGGCCACATCGAAGGGCATTTCCCTTGGTGGTCTTTTGTCTCTAGGATTTCTATTCTTCCTAGGTCGTAAATTAATACTTGGCATATATTCTCCTTTAAAATAATTAAGTATATTATATCACATTTTAATCAGTTTGTAAAGTGTTTTCTGCAACTCTTTTTCTTAAATCTGATGTTGAAAATCTGTGATCACGTTTGTTGAAATAGAACTCAATGTCTCTTTGACGGCATAAATCTTTACCTGTAAAATCTTGGTCTCGGTACTCTTCGCCCATAATCTTAACATGAATCTGATACATGCCCAGAATATCCAATAGCTCTTCTTCGGTATTATACACAAGGATTTCATCCACATATTTAATTGCCGCTAGTTGCGCTTGTCTTTCAACAATATTCTGTACGGGTTTATTCTTATTAGGTCTATCCACTGACGGATCATTTTGTAATGCACAGATTAAGTAATCACATGCAGTCTTTGCCTCTCTTAACATAGCAACATGACCTGCGTGTAACAGGTCAAATGTCGATGCCGTTATTCCTACTTTCACTGACTTGTCCATAATTCTATTGCCCTTTCAACAGATAAGTCCTGAACCGATATCATTTCTCCATCTGCTGCTAGTTTATATTCATCTTGATTATTCTTAACCCATTCATCACGTAATTCTTCCCTTTTATTACTTGCAAATTTGACTTTTACAATAGGTTTAAATCCGTCAACTTCAGGTACGATTGTTAACATATATTCTATACCACCAACCGTAGATGCATAGTAGGTAAATGAATTACCACTTGCTGTCATGCCTTTAATATTATCATGAATTTCTGGGTGTTCATTATAGAATCTCATTGATTCTTTTACAGGATCAATTTGTTGTTTCTTCCAATCAAAATAAATGTCATCAAGTTTTGATAGACACCATAAATCACCATACCTACCAGATACTTTATTATATTCTGGATTGAGTACAGCAATGAGGGCCGCTTCTGCGGCAAATGATGCAATTTCATCAACAGGGGTTGATTTTGCATACTGTTCTAGGTTACGACCCATAATAAAAAGATTTGCTGGATCGAGCCCCTTTTCTTTAATGTGTGCAAGACATCTTGTGTCTACACCTTTCCCAGAGTATTCTGGTACTCCGCCAATTTCACCATTAGGGTAATATGCATAAACATATTGTCCTAGTGTTTCCATAAATGCTTTTGGGTATGCCATATTCACTTCTCCATAATTAAAAATATATTATACTACACTTTTCGTAAAAAGTAAAGTGTTATTCTGCAATGTAAACAATCCCTTGTTCATTCAATGCTGCTCTATTCCATAGATGACCTTGTTCTGTATCATCCTTTGACTGTCCAAAATATGGGACAGCATGGTATTCATCAATCATTTGTTGGTTTACACTATATGTGCTACTGCCAACGAATAATTCTCCAAGTATTCTTCCGAACTTGCCCTTATCATGGGACTGTAATTGAATATCACCTTCTGCTAAAATGCTTTGAAGATGTGCCTTGGATTGTTTACCATAAAATTTTTCTTCTAGGTTTCTAGTTCTGGATTCGGGTGTGTCAATCCCCATCATTCTAACACGTTGATTTTTATATACCATTCCAAAACCTAAGTCAATGTCTACATCGACTGTATCTCCGTCCACTATTCTTGTGACGGTTACGTTATATCTATACATAGTTTCTCCTATTTGTAGAAAATGTGATCTTCTATTTGAGTCACATATTCCAATTCATTTGCCCAATAAGGGTAAATATAATCTGCATGATACCATAATGCTCCTTCGGTAATGTCAGGATATTGCTTAGTTAATGCAAGATCTGCAATGTAGAGAGCTTTAATCCAAGTTTTTGAATCAACTGGTTCATCTGATAACCCATCACAATACCAACTAAACTGACATTGATTTCTGATGGGTACTTCATTACCTTTCCAATTCACGTATGTCTTTGCCTGATAAATCACACCGCACACGGTATTAGGAAATTGTAAATCTTCCATTCTATTTATAACAACATGTGCTACGGCCAGTCTTCCAGCAAAGGATTGATTAGCAGACTCAAAATAAATGTTTTGAGCCATACAATACCTTTCCATCGATTCATCTTCTTCCAGTGAGAATACATGAGGTACGGTTAAGATTGCAACTACAAGTGCAGCAATCCATAATGATATTTTTCCATCATAAGCTGTCATAATATTTCCTTTATATAGTCCTTTAAATCAATTTTAGGTTTCCAACCTAATCCTTTTAATGAATGGTTGTGGACTTCACCAGCCATCCTATTCCCAGGTTTCTCTGGCATCATTAATGGAAGCGCATGCATCATACCACACACCTCTAACATTGAATATGCCTTATCATTACCTATACCATATCCATCACCTCTACCATGTTGCATAACCTTGATAAGACCATCTACAGTATCGTCAATGTGAGTAAAGTTTCTCTTTTGAGTGCCTGGGCTAGTAATAGGTAAGTGGGTTGAACCCCCTTTCATTTCTCTAATAAACTTGGCAATTACTGTTGCATATTTACCATCTGAGATTTCTCCGTCTCCATAAACATTATAGAAATATACAATTGCATATTCTAAGTCATTCCATTTAGCATATGCCTTAAGGAATTCTGTATTCTGTGCCTTAGTATAAGCATATGGACTCATCATCTTACCATCTTCTCCAATAGAGAATTTAGTTGACGAGCCAGAGTAAATAAATTTAGCCCTAGAATGATTAGCAAATTCTAATACTTTAGGAAATGAATGATAATTATAATCCATTACAATTTTGTAATCGTCAAAGGATTGTTCTACTCTAGCATATTCGCCAAAGTGGAAGATGTAATGAAACTGTAAGGGCTCATAGCCAAAGATATTAAATACATCAGATGCATCTCCCTCTAAGTATTGAACACCTGCATGATGATTTGAACTACTGCCAGTAAAGTAGTTATCCAATGATACCACATCATAGTTCAGATCAGAAAGTTCTTTGCATAGGTGGGAGCCAACGAAGCCAGCGCCACCAATCACTAATACTTTATCTTTCATATTTTTACCTTTTGATTATATTATAACACATTTAAATTAATTTGTCAACCATCTTTTACAAAGATTCCGTCAACCATTTTTCCTTTTCGGTCTTTAATATCATTATAGGCAACTTCTAAACACTCTTCTAGCGTCAAGCTATTACGTGCCATGATATTAATTAACACTACTACTATATCTCCAATATCATCTCGGATATCTTGCTGCTTACACACATTATCGGAGAGTTCTCCAACCTCCTGTATAAGTTTAAGCACTTGGTCTTTATCTGTGGCACCATCAATTAGGTTTCGGTCAAAGTGCCATTGTTCAGTCTTTTCAATTAATTCATTAATCGACATGGAATACATCCCTCGTATATGTTTTATTTAGTACATCATTCAGAGCCTCGTCAACTCGGTTAGTCACAATCAGATCTGATAATTTTTTAAATTTGGCAAGATCGGTTTCTACTACACAGCTCATATACTCACTTGTATTTAGACTTGGCTCATATACGACAACCTTAACATTATTATTTAGCAATTGCATAATGATATCTTGTATTGCAGAAGACCTATGATTATCAGAACCAGCCTTCATAGCAAGTTTGTATATACCTACTACTGATACGCCATCACATTGCAAGATTCTATTTGTAATCCAATCTTTGCGATTTTGATTTGCGAATACAATAGATTGGATAATCTTATTTGGTATTCTTTGCTTTCTAAAATTAGCAAGGAGTTGGCGGGTATCTTTAGGAAAACAATAACCACCATAACCAAAAGAAGGATTACAGTAACCCTTTCCTATTCTTTTATCGCTGGTAACACCTTTTATAATTTCTTCTGTATTCATATCCATGGCCTCGGCATACATATCGAGTTCATTAAAGAAGGCAACTCTCATTGCAAGGTAGGTATTTGCAAACAGTTTAATTGATTCTGCTTCTCTCTTACCCACAAAATGAACCGGTGCCTCTGGATATTCTGGAATAATTGCCTCTTTGATTATATCGGCAAACTGAACCCCCATTTGAGTTCTATCACCAATCACAATACGTTCTGGTCTTAGACAATCCCTTAATGATCTACCTTCCCTTAAAAATTCCGGAGAGAACATTATGTTAAACCTAGAAAATTTAACTTGCATCTCGTTAATAAATCCTACAGGAATAGTTGATTTAATAACAATATTTGCCCTAGGGTTGATAGAATTAGCATCCCTAATACAAGATTGAACACTACTTGTGTTAAAGTAATTTTTAGTTTCATCATAGTCGGTTGGAGTTGCAATGATTACCCATTCAGCATCGGTATATGCAGTTTCTGAATCTGTAGTTGCCTTTAGAGTTAATATCTCATTATCTAAATAATCTTGTATACATGAATCACCTACAGTTGATTTTTTATTATTAACTAATTCAACTCGTTCTTTATCAATGTCAAGTATGGTTACATCATTATATCTTGCCAACATAACAGCATTTGCCATACCTACATAACCAGAGCCTACTACAGTTATTTTTTTCATTAAGTGTTCCTCACGTATGCATCGATTAGTGCATTACCTTTTAGCGCCTTACCAAAAGTATGAATGTGTTTACCATCTTTGGATCTTTTAATTAACCCACAGTTATATTCAACATCGGTAACATTTTCTTTACCGTAATTTGTATCTTGCGGTCTAGTGTCATACCACATAGAAGTAAAACAATGGACGTGAAGTGACTTAACTCCCATTGCCCAATCTTCGGCCTCTAATAGAAGCCTTTGTCTTTCTACAGTTTCATCATATTGTGTCATAGTTGATTCCTCATTACATAATCTAGGGCACGTTCGGCCTCTTTATCAAGAGGTCTCTTGTCGTACCAGTTTCCAGTATCCATATCAAGTTCTCTGCACATCCATGCAATTTCTTTACTTGTTATAGGGTATTTAGACTTAATCGCATTACCTGCCAGCGCCACCATAATCTGATACATTTTATAATACCAGCCAGTTCCACTAATAGTTTTATATTCAGTTTCTAATTGTTTTGGGAAGAATGGACAGTCACGATAGGAAGTCCACTTAACATCTGTATTTGTGAGCGAGTTCTTTGTATGGTTAATTAATGCCTCTTGCATAGATTTAGGTAATTTGTCAAAGAAGGTATTACCAGTCTTTTCTATGTACTCATGTTTTTCCATTAAAACATCTGGGTCTATGTAATCGCCTTCATTGGTGAATATAAAATTATTAGCATTTGCATACTTACCTGGGATATAATACATACGTGATAAATCTTTGGTCTGGATATCACCCATCTCGCCTAGTTCTGTATTTAGAGCAAACCAAAAGTGCTTGATTTCTTCTCGTTTGATTTCTCTCTTTACTGGAAAGACCAATCTAAATTTCGGGGTTTCTTTAGTAGAAGATGCTGTAGAGTAGCAAACAAAGTGATACTTACCACATTTATGTTTTAAGAATTCTTGTAAATCACCTACGAATTCATCTACGTCTACAGCACACCACCCGCCCCACTTGGTAACATTATCATTCTTTCGGGTGGTTTTATCCAGATAGGATGCTGGGGACATCAAGTATGCTGATGTCTTGTTCTTTCTTGGTATACCTGCCAATTTATAGAGCACTTGTTCAAACTGAGAAAAGTCCTCGAAGTCAATCTTGTTGACCGTGGCAGTATCATAGAGTGATTTAAATAGTGTACCCGATATCATATAGTATATTATATCATAAATTGACTTAAATGTAAACCATTATTTGCATTATTTTTATATTTTGTTATGGCGTTCGTACAAATTTGTACGAGGTTATTGGTATAGGCATCTTTACTTGTCATGCTGTATGCAGCATCTGCAATTGCCTGTCTGTCGGATAAGGTAAGTGTTGACCATTCTTTTACCTTGGCGTGCATGTCTGCCTTATTTTCAAATATATGAACGAACTGTTTCATATCATCTGGTAACATTTCTTTGGCAGGATGTTGGCCCTTATAGTTCTTTACCAATACAGGAACGCCTCTACTTAGAGATTCCAATGAAGTGATAGTAAAGGTATCATACGTAGCAAGACCTACGAACGTGCACAATGACTTGCCTATCTCGTTAACCATTTCCCCATGGTCTATATTAAGTCTAATGGCTCGATCGGGATTGTCTTTAAACTGAGTCATATTCTTGTCGATATACTTGCCGTTCTTGCTGTTCTTGTTTAGGTAATTAAAGGCGGTATATACTTCTGTCTTGATATCAGTGTCATTAAATGCCTCATGGATAAAGAATGTAGATTTTTCACTATTGGCTGCAGAACAATGTCGTATAATACCATCAGATTCTTGTACAGTTTCTCTTTCGGAATATGAGCAGAATAGAGTGCCTTCTATAGGAACATTATACTCGGGCCATCTTTGGTAGAATTTTTCGGTACGTGATTTGTGATAGGCAGAACAGTTAATAAAGGTATGTCCCTGTTCACAAAAATCATTCATCAGACCTGCTGAGTTTAGGTCTGACCAGAACCCCGGATTAGTCATAGATGAAAAGACTATAGGTATATCCAAATTCATCAACTTCTCGTATGGGTAATGATTGAATAAGTAGTTAGAGAATATCACATCGGGATTAAACTCTTTAATGGATCGAATCATATCATTTGTAATTGCACTTCTCTTGGATTTCTCGTAGTCCTTTACATCAATACCTTCGGGTATCTCACCTTTGAAATAATCAATTCCATCCAGGTGTTCGTGCAAATCAGTAAACGCACTATATAACCTTACATCATGTCCAGCACTTTGTAATGCTCTTAATTGGCACAATGCACCTTGGTCAATGCCAGATGCTCTTTTATGATACGAAAAGAATGACCTAAACGTATAGGGTAAAATAAATACCTTCATTAATCCAATACTTCATCAATGTCCATTTCATCCATTTGATCCTCGTCAATATAACGATCCAAACTGTGCGCTTTTTTATCTAGCACTGGATACCAAATACTTTTAGTTTTGGGTGTCATATTACGTTGACCAATGAGTTCGGCAAATTCTCTATAGTCTGCTTCATTTCTGAAACGAACTTTAATTAGTTTATATGCTTCATCTTGCGGCTGATTAAACGATGGCATACCATCCCAATCATAAGGGGTAGTTTCTTCTTCACTACCATCTAGCACAAACAAGTTTTGTGGCTCGTAATTAACAAATTTATCTCTATTATTCGACATTTAATTCCTCCTGCTCTGTCATTATATCTGCTGATTTTAGTTTTACTAATCTCATACCATATTCATTATTACCTTTAGGTATATTTAGACCTGGTTTCTTTGTAGGTTTTATATGTTGAAATTGGCTGTAATCAATGTGATGATGCCATCTTCCCCATTTTTGGGTTATCTTAACCTCTTCAGGATGTTGTGCATGTAGTGACTCTGCAAACTCTCGTCTGTGATCAAAGTTCTCTCCTGCACGTGTATCTTGGCCACCCACTTGGTCAATACCATATACCTCTTTTGTATTACCACCTTTCATAGTCAATGTGGCAACTTTTCCACATAGCATTTGATTGAATAATAAAGTGTGATATCCACCCTTAATTACTCTTAGTGATAAATCAGTATCTTCGTTATACTTACCTCGCCAATATAATTCACCATATACATCATTTGCAAGTAGTATACAAGAATACACTCTAGTATTATGATAGTATGGCGGCCTCTTGGTTGAGGCTGGACAGAAGAACGCATAGTTCATACCTGCCATTTTGACGTCAGTATATCTGTCAGTAAAATCTTCACATACCCTAAAACAAGTTGGGGTAGTCATCTTGGTCTTTCTATTATTATGTAATCTATAAAAATTATGGATATTATCATCTAGAATCCAATGGCGTTTATGGCCTTCATTGATAGAATGTTCCCATACCCAATTACGAACTGGAATGGATCCACCTAGCAATCCTGTATCTTCACAACGTATTGCCCATTTTGGATTTTCTCTAAACCCTTCAGGTAAAACTAATAATCTGTTAGGATTAATTACTGCAGCATAATCATCATACTCTGATTCTTCGATAACAACTCTATACATCGCACCCATGTCATCCAATGACTTTACAGTAAGCCTTGAATCAGCACGACCCTTAGATATAATGTAAATTGGATATCGTGATTGCATTACGTAATAATTCCTTGTTTCTGTGGTACTACAAGACCAGACTTCATGCTGTTAATCTGTTG